TTGCTTAAAGCAATTACTGGAAGACGACCAGCAAAAAAGGTAGAAGAATCTAAAACTAGAGCTAAAAAAGAAGAACCAACTGAAGTTCCTAAAGTTACAAAGCCTGCTGCACCAAAAGCACCACAAGTAAAACCACCAACACAGACGGCACCAAAAGCACCAGAAGTAAAACCACCGACAGTCACAGCACCTAAACCTCCAACAACAGCAACAAAAACTCCTGCTATTACTGCACCTAAGGCGCCACCCACACCACCAAAAGTTAGTGGTGCACCTGTAATACCTGCTGCAGCTAAGGTTGCAGTTGGTGCAGTTGCCGCAGGTGGTTTTTTTGCTCTAGCATCAAGTGTAATTGCAAAGGAAGAAGGTTTACCAAAAAATGGCAAAGCTTATTGGGATCCACCTGGACAAAATAAATTAGTTTCTATCGGATATGGTCATCAAATAAAACCAGAAGAATATAAGCAAGGGTTTATACAAGCAGGTGATGAAAAAATTTTGATAAAGGGTGAAAAAGGTATCGATACCTCTATGACACCCCAACAAGCAAAAAAATTATTAGAGATTGATTTACCAAAGTATGTAGAAAGAGCTAAAAAACCATTGAGTAATTCTTGGGAGAAATTAACTGACGAACAAAAGACTGCTTTAACATCTTATGCATACAACGTAGGTAGTACAGTAAGTTTAGTAAATGCTGGTTTAAAAACTGCTATTGACAGAGGTGACACACAAGAAGCTGCAAAAATTATATCTGAAAAAGGTATAAGAACTGCCAATGGAAAATTTAATGCTGCACTCGATAAGAGAAGAAAAAAAGAAGCTGAACTCTTTGCATCAACTAAAATAAAAGAATTGCCTCCACCTTTAACAACAGTAACACAATCATCTGGTACTAAAATAAACAATGCATCTGTAGAAAATACTCAATTACATGAAAGCTTAAATAATACCAGACCTCAAGTTATTGTTAATCAAACAACAGAAACAAATTCAAAGACTAATAGGATGGAAGATAAATCCACACCACAAGACGATAGACCTGTTTGGAAGAAAAAATAAATGGACTACTACGAAGCTAGACGAATAAGAAAACAAGGATTCACCTCTCTGTTAGCAAGAAAGTTGGCAGAAGGTGATAAGGGCATTATTCGTTCTGTTGGTGCAACCCTAAGTGAGAGATCAAAAGCCAGAATGACTGGTATAAAAGAAACATTTGATCCTCTAAACATTGCTAAATTTCTAACATTCGGTTCTAAATTAGGTCCTGCTCTATTAGGTAATTTATTAGGTAGAACTAAAACTGATATATCATATTTTACTGGTTTAAGACCTACAAGCACAAAAATTAACAGGTTAGAATCTGATGATAAAGGTCTTAATGATATGTTAGGTAAAATACTTACCTATATGCAAACTACTAATGAAGAAAATAGAAAAAATAGGCAGAAAGAAAATAATTATAAAGAAGAATTAGAACTAGAAAGATTAAAAAGACATAAAGAATTAATTGCTGCATTAACTGGTAGAAAAATTGAAAGTAAAGCCAGTTTAGTCAAAGTACAAGAACCACAAACATCATTAACTGATTCTTTATTGAGTGCATTTGGCCTTGCTGCTGGAGCAGCTACTGCTTTTAAATGGTTGGGCAAACTTGGAATGTTTTTAGCTACCAATCCTATTGTATTGGGAGCAGGTTCAGCTATTGCTTTTGGTTATGCATTGTATAAAATGCTGACTGATGAGAGGGGTTATGAAGCAAAAGATTCTGATTTAAACAGAGGGTTAGATCAAGCACAAAAAGTTGGTGGTCTTGCTGGTGTAAATGAAACGATGGAAAAAAGAGCAAAACTACCCGAATATGAAAGAACAATGGAAGATATTAAAGACTTCCAAAAATTTAATAATCAAGGTGAACCTGCCAATGATGCTCAACTTACAGGATTTGCTAACAGAGGTACTGAATCAGCCAGAGCGGTACAAGATTACAAAAAAATGCGTGATGCAGGAGAAATTCCTAAAGTTACTCCTGTGTTGGAAGGAGTTTCATCTCAAGCAGTTACAGTACCAGAGGAAGTTCCTAATGTTGCACCACCAGCAGTTGAATCTGCTCCAGCATCAGGTCAACAACTAGAAAGATCTCAATCAGATAATTTAAATTTGAAATTACAAGATAAAACTTCTCAACAACAAGATGTAATTAATACAAGAAGAATTGATAACGCAATGGTTGATCAAGTGCCTGTACCTAAAAATTTACCTGCGGTGAGAAACTTAGAACCAACATTAGAATCTATGTTATTAGGCAATACACGAACAGTATAAAAAAACCCACCTTTCGGTGGGTTTCTTTTTGAACCTATTACTTCTTAGCAGGTTCTTTCTTTGCTTCTGCCTTAGGTGCATCTTTCTTCACTTCGGCTTTAGGTGCGTCTTTTTTAGGTGCATCTTTCTTAGCAGGATCTGCTGCAAAGGCTGATGTTGCAAAAACTGCGGTTGCGATAAGTGCAATTGCTTTCATTTACTTCTCCTTATAAAAAAAAATTATTCTTCATCTGCCAACTTTGCAAAGTATGCCATGTCATCATCATCTTCCGAGATTTCAGGCATCTTTGGTTCAGTTTTTGCTTTTTCCTTGATTTGTTCTACAGTTGTTTTTGGTGCAGGTGTCTCACCGTTCAAACCAAGAACCTTATCTAGGCGTTTCTTCAATTCATCATACGATTTAAATTCTTTGTCAGAAAGTAAATCTTGTAATGAATGTTCAGATTTCCAAATCTTCTCAAGTGCTTCATCATCATCTAATAATGCAGATGCAGATTCAAATTCAGATTTGTCATAATTTTGGTAACCATCAACTTTACGAATCTTCAGTTTGAAGTTTGCACCTTTCCACAAATCAAAAGGATTAACTGCTTCCTCATCTTCGAATTGTGGGTTCATTGCTTCGGTAATTTTATCAAAGATTTTCTTACCGAATTTGAACAACTTTACCTGTCCATCATTTTCAGGATGTTTTGGATCAGATACAATATAAACGTTTGCAATATAATTTAACTTACGCTTTTGTTTACGAACAACATCTTTATTTGCTTCGATGCCAGAATTCCACAATGCTGAATTGTGTTCACAAACAGGACATTGTTGGTTTTTGGTTGTTAAACAGTTATCGATTAACCAACCACCAGGACCTTGGAATCCATGTGAGAATACTTTAATCCAAGGCAACGAATCATCACCATCAGCTGAAGGTGCAGGTAGAAAACGGATAGTGGCCATGCCATTACCTGCTTTGTCTACTTCTGGTTTCCAAAAATTATCGGATTTATCTGCGCCATCAGATGTATTGATTGCTTCGATTGCTTTGGCGAGTTTATCTAGATTGCCAGATTGGCGTTTGAGATTTGCGAAACTACTCATGGTATTTCCTTTCGTATAAACGGAGTATTAACGGTGTATAAACGACTTATCCACAAACAACTCATAATGTGGAGTATATATCCAATCACAAGTACATATTGAGAATGGATATGGTAGAAGGCCAATCAGTATGTAATATACCAATGCCTCCTGCTTCGTCCCATTGTTGAATTACACTTTGTGTATCATCAATAATGATTGAAGTTGGTGTAGCATATTTCCATTTGTGTTTCTTGCCTGGTACAAATAATGGATTAAATGTAATTCCATGTGTTTGTAGCCAAATCATTTTCTGTTTGGAAATAGCATCATAATTTTTTTCACTTGCTGTTGAAGAAAGAATCTGTGTTGGAGCTGGAAACTTTCTAAGATAATCTACACCTTGCATTGCACCAGGCATAACATCTAATGTTGAAAATTGACCACTCTCAATAAATTGTTCAAAGTAAGTATCAAATTTTTTATTTTTTTCTGCTTCTCTTGGATTAATTCCAAACAAAGAAACATATCTTTTATTGAAGTCGGCAATTACGCCATCCATATCCAAATAAATGTGTGTTATCTTAAGCATATTCTTTTAACAATTCTTTAGTTTGTATCATA